ATTTCAATCCCCTACTAAATCTTATAGGGATTTAGTAAAGAAAAAAAAACTACCTCTCAATAAGGAAGCTACAAAAGAGTCTCAAGAAGAAATACTTAATTTTCTTATTGATGAAGCTATGGCTAATTACGGTAAAAAGAAGATGATTTTTGACCGTACCCCGTTAGATAATTTGGTTTATTCTCTTTGGTTGTATGACAAAGGTTTAGGTGGTATAGATGAAGAATTTATTGATAAGTGTGTAGCATTGGTTCGTAATGCTATGAGTTCTTATTCTGTTATATTTTATATACCGTTTTGTAAAGAAAACGATGTACTGTTAACAGCCAAGCCTACTAGAGATATTGACCCAACATATCGTTCAGAAATAGGTCATTTATTTGAAAGTATATACAAAGCATGGGAAAAGGGTCAAGGTACAAAGTTTTTTAATCATGATGATTGCCCACCTATCATACCTATATTTGGTTCGAGGGAAGAACGTATAGCTATGATAAGTCTCTACATTAACGATAAGGGAGATTTATATGGTGAAAATGAATCAATAGTTACGGATTTCCTACAAAAAGAATTCTTACAGAAAAACTTGATAGACCCTATGAAGAAATAAAGAAAAAAGTTCTTGACTTTTTTTAATAAATAATCATATTGTTTATGAATTTTAATAATCTGTCTAATATGATTAATGAGTCTCTTGTTGAAGATGTTGTGTCGCCGAGTATGTCTTATGCTAAATGGAAGATAGAAAATCCTGAATTAGCCAAAGGCAAAAGTCCTTACTATCACTATAAAAAGTCTATGAGAGGTGGTGAAACACCTGTTGCTAAACCTATTAGTGCTAAAGTTGAAGATAACGAAATTGACCCTATAGCACAAGATATGGTTGATTCGTATGTAGAACGTAACCCTGAAGCAACAGCTGAAGACGTTCAATCTCACTTACAAGGGCTTAATCAAGAACCTGGTACTAAAACATTTAATTATAGTCTTGACAAAGCACAAAAGATGCTTAATTTAGCTAAAGGTGAAGAATTTACATCTCCTGTAGAGCCATCACCAGAGGATATTGCTAAAGAGAAGCCGGGTAAGCCTATTCCATTTTCGGAACTTAGTAAACTTTTAAAAATGAAAGCCTCTGAAAGGCTTAAGTATCTTTCTCGTAAAAAGGGTACTGGTGTTAAAGACGTAGAAGATAGTGAAGACGAGGATGAAAATGATAAAAACAATATTGATCCAGATGTCTTAAAATATGCAGATATGCTAAAAAGACAGGCTAATATACCGAGAAAGTATGAAACGCCTGACGATGAAGAAGAAGATGCTTATAAAACTAGAGAAGACTAAGGAGTTAAAAACTTCTCTGTTAAAACTATAAATTGCATACCTTTCTTAGCTGCATATTCACTAGCTGCTTTCCACTTACATTGATTTTGATGGTACATTAAATTCTCGTACAATACGGTACTAGATTTTTTTCTGTCAGAGGGAACCGGTGGTTGTGTTTGAGTGTGTGGTTTTACTTCTATAAGGTATTTTTTGATTTCTCCTTTACTGTCTTTTATAGCTGCAACTAAATCTACATAATACTTGTGTACTTTATGATCGACATCATTATAATAAGGTACAACAATTGATTCACTTGCCCATGCAGTTACATTAGGATTAGTATCAAAATAGTAAAAAAACTTTCTTTCTAACAAAGACCTATATGCAGGATCAGTATTGCCTATATATTTTTCTTTGTTGATAGGTGTATAAATTCCTTGAATAAATTTGCTATTTTTGGCGGTGCCCATAACATATAATTACACTAAAGTGCAAATATCTCAAAATTTAGTTATTCGTACGTTTTATCAGTACTGTAAGCGGCCTGTTTTTAGAAAAAGTACAGGCACGTATGCAGCTGAGTGTCCGTATTGTAATGAAGGTAAGAGCGCAGGTAAAAAACGTCGTTTTTTTTATATACCTGATGAAAACCATTTATATTGCCACAACTGTAATCAAAGTAGGAGTGGGTTAGATTTTGTTAAAGATAGAACAGGAATGCAGCTTTCCGAAATAATAGCAGAATCAGACAACCATACAGAAACGGTAGAAGATATAATTAAAAAAACCGCAACCTACAAAAAGTACAATCCTAGTAGTTTACCTGAAGATTGTATCAATTTATTTGATGACAATCAGGTTTCATTTTATAAAGAGAATCAAGTAGTAAAAGACGCTTTAGAGTTTATTAAGAAAAGACGTCTTAATACTGCAGTCAATAGGCCTAGAGCTTTATGGCTTAGTTTAACTGACTATACTCATAAAAATAGAGTAGTGTTTCCGTTTTATTCTACTGAAAGTAATGCAAGAATTGAACACTATCAATCTAGAGCTATTTATAAAGTAGACGAAAACAAGGCAAAATATCTGTCTAAAATTAATAGTGATAAAGGTATATTTAATTTAGATAAAGTAACGGCTGATATAGATTATATATTTTTACAGGAGGGACCTATAGATGCTATGTTTTTGCGTAACAGTGTGGCATTAGCAGGCATACACCCAACAGAAGAACAATTAAATAAAATTACTACTTTATTTCCTTTCCATACCATTGTGTATGTATTAGACAATCAATGGGCAGATAGTACTTCGTACAAAGTAACTAAAGAGTTACTTGATAGAGGTCATTGTGTATTTTTATGGCCTGAAGTTCTTTCTAAGTTTAAAGACTTAAACGAACTCTGTATACATACTGGTAAAGATGAAATTAAACCAGAAATTATAATCAAACATACCTATTGTGGTATGAAAGGATTATTACAATTTTCGCAAATAAAAAATTCTTAACGAGGCGCTGTTGCGTCTTTAATCTTCTTTTCAGAAGTATTAATAACTGACTTAAACACTTCAGCTAAACCACGTAAGTTTTCAGCAACTTTAGTGATACGTTTTTCTTCTCTACGTACAATACCACGAAATGGTACTGAGTTTTTCATTTCAAGTTGATTAATTTGATGATTTAAACTTTCAGGACCAGTAGCATTAACAAAAGAAGCCATGTCTTCTAATTTCTTGATCCAACCTCTTGCAGCTTCAATACCCGATGCATCAATAGCTAATTGTGGATTATCTGCTACATCAAATGCTTTTGGATCTGTATTTTTATCTAAAGACTTTTGCCAAGCTGCTGCATCATCATCTGCTAGTGCTGCTTGTGCTGGTGCTACTTCTGCATCTTCTTTTAATGCCATTTTAGTAGCTGTAGCGTATTTAATAGCTTTACCTTTCTTTTTACCGTATTCAGCTGTGAAGGCACTTGTTGGTAGTTTTTTAGCAAGTTCACTTCTTTTTTTCTTTTGAGCAGCTGTCATGTGCTTATCTTCTGGTGCCCATTTTGAGTTGCTTTCATCTACAGGTTTGCCGGATTTAATTTTAACCTTTTTACCATTTGGTAGTGTGTCAACCTTTTTAATAGCTTTGCCTTTAGCGTCTCTGTCTTTATGTAATAGATCAGTAAAAGCATTACCTTCTTGCTCTTCGTTAAGAGTCTTTAAAAATATATTTGCAAACTTAGACATATGTACTATTATTTATCAAATCTAATTGAATTTTCTCATTTATAAGTTAAAATACACATATGTCATCAAAAGCTCTTGTTATATTATCAGGCGGAATGGATAGTACAATATTACTACACCATGTAACTAAAAACCTTAATTACGATGAGGTTTATGCTATTACATTTAATTACGGTCAACGTATTATTCGAGAGGTTGATTGCGCTAAGTTCCAGGCACAGGCTTGCAACGTAAAAGAGCATAAAGTCATTGATATGGATTTCTTTAGAGATATATCCACAATGTCTGCTTTAACTAATACTAACCTAAAAATACCTAAAGCACGTGATGACATTGGAAATGCACAACCATTAAGTTATGTTCCGTTTAGAAATCTATTACTTTTAACTACTGCAGCTGGTTGGGGTGAATCTATTGGCACCGAAGATTTGTTTTACGGAGCAGTAGAAACTGATGACTTTAGTGGTTATTGGGATTGTACAACAATGTTTTTAGATAAAGTTAATAGTTTATATGGTTTAAATCGTAAATTTACTGTTAAAGTAAACGCACCATTTATGCATAATTCTAAAAAAGAAGTTATACAAAAAGGTATCAACCTTAAAGTAGACTTTAGACAAACTCATACTTGTTATGAAGGTACAGACCCGGCTTGTGGTGAATGTGTATCTTGTGCGGCTCGTATTAAAGGTTTTATTGATAATAAAACAATTGATCCTATTGCTTATAACAAAAACATCCCTTGGTCTCAATTTGGGTGTAAAGAACTTAACTACCTATAATATATGTGCGGTATAGCGGGATCTAATAACCGAGAAGTAGCTTTTAAATTGTATCAAAGCAATTTAAACCGAGGGTACTATAGTTCTGGGTCATTATTAATAAACACCGATAAACAATATAGTATTAACAAAACGTTAGGGGTGTTTGATAAACCTGTAGGTGCTTTATCTTCTGCTAATAAACTTTCTGAAAGTAAATACTATCTTTATCACTCTCGTGGTCCGACTGTAGAAACGACTGAGTATATTCCTGAAAACAACCACCCATTCACGTACGGAGATTGGATTGTAGCACATAACGGTATTATTAGTAATTTTAAGCAGTTATGCGAAGAGTATTTTCCAGAAGAAAATTTTGAAGGAGCTACAGACAGTTGTATTATACCTCGAATGCTTGAAGTAAAGACAACCGTTAGAGAAGCACTCGAAACACTTGAAGGTACTTTTGCATTATGGATGTACAACAAAAGACATAACGCAACGTACCTAGCTCGTTCGTCGAGCACATTGTTCGGCAGTAATCTTAAGGGCGATTTTTCTTCTACTGAATTTGAGGATAGTGTTCCTCTTAAAGAGGGTATAATTTATTCTTTGTATGATTATTGTTGTATAGTACAAGCGGCAACATTTAGCAGCAACTCTCCATATTTTATAATATAAAGATATATAAATATTGAGAATGGCACCCAAAAGAAGAGATACATCTAGTGATAGAAACACCCCCATAGACTATATCAATAGGGATATAGTAAATGTAAAAGAAGATATACAAACACTTAGCAAGATTGTTCGAGATGGCAATGGCCATCCAAGCTTGATGCAAGAAGTTGCTACTATTAATAACGACATAGAGCATTTACGTGCTGAAATGGATGGTAGGTTTAATGAAACTAGAGATCTAGTTCAATTACAGCATGATGAGCTTTACGATTTAATTAATAGATGTAATGCTAAGCATTCAGAACGTCAAAAACTACATTGGCACGTACAAACCGCTATATGGGTTGCGTTAATAGGTAGTGTGACGGATCTTCTTATACATTTTTTCGCTAAATAAAGTAGATTTACTAAAAAAATATTATATACTCTTCTTTATATGAAGGGTATACAATTAACTTTAGAAGAAAAACAACTATTAGTTGAAGCTTTATTATTTTCAAGCATTACTGATATTTGTGCTGAATGGACGCCAAAACAGCACCAACTTATGCTTGAGTTAGCTAAAAAAATAAATGTACCCGATGTTAGGTTAAATAATATATATTTGTTTGAAGGTGGTCCGTTCGATAACCCTATTTTAGCAGAACAAACAAAAAAAGACTTCACTAACCTACCACGTAGCAGTATCATTACTGACTAATGAATGTTTTTCTTGGTTTTTGTTCGTCGTCTGATTCCAAAGAGTCGTGTTTAAAACGTCTCGGGGACTACTGTATTTATAATAGCGAAGGGTGGAGTGATATTACTGAAGTACAACCTTTATTAAACAATAAAGACAGTATTGCAAAACAATACAACAAACTAATACGTACATACAGTACTCAAGATTGTATACTAGTTTTAGCTCACGATGATGTTCTTATTACTGACAGAAACTGGATACTTAAATTACATCAGGCAATTGAAAAATACGATGTAGTTGGTTTAGCAGGTGGTAGTAACCCTTCAATAAGACAGCCATGTTTATGGCACATAATGTGCCCAAGAGATACACATAGTGGTACAGTAGGTCACCATATTGACAACAAAACCTTCAAAACACATTTTGGTAAAAATTGTAGGGTATTAATGCTTGATGGTTTATTTTTAGCATTTAATCCTAAAAAGCTATTTGAAGCAGGGGTAAAATTTGATGAAACCTGCCCAGCTAAATTTCATTTTTATGATATCGATTTTAGTTTAGCATGTAATAAAGCTAAATTAAAACTTGGCACTATTAATATTGATGTAGTGCATGCTTCCCCCGGTCTTAAAAACTATACAAAAGAGTGGCTTGAAGGGCAGGATTGGTTTTTAAATAAATTTAACCGTGGAGATTATTAAATTTTATATTAACATAATACTATGATCATAACAGACCAAAAAATATACAATGGAGATTTTATACACAAACGCTTTGCTTATAAGTACTTTAGAGATCGTACTTTACCTATCGGTAATATTGTTTCATTTGTTGCCCCTGTTGAAGTTACTATCAACCTTATTGACTTGGAAGATTCTCTGGAACAAGATTACATTTATAGTGAATCAATGGTTAATTTCTGTTGGGAAATACCCAATCTGGACCCCTTTGGTGCTGTTTGCTTTCAGCGCTTATTTAACACTTCAATAGCTAACATTTTACATAAGATCATTAATAAGCCTATCGAAATGAAGGGTGATGATATTATGGTACATGCTGAGTTTACACAAGGTGGTATTGTACAGCAAAAGGGTAAGGCTTCAGTCAGTATTACATACTCTAAAGAATATGTTGCGATTGGACATACAGGTGTTAATGTAACAGCCGGTAAAAAAGCACCTGCATTTGCGTATAGTACTAATTTAACACCAGAACAGACAGTGCAGTTTCAAAATGCAGTAATTGATCAGTTTTATAGTATGGTAGACAATATCTTTATTGCTACTACAAAAATAACTGTTTAATGTTCGAGTATCTTAATAAGATTCTTTTTAAAACTAAAACTCCTGATACTTCTAATATAAATGAAGTAAAGGAGTTTCAGCCTTTTCTAGTACAGAGGTGGTGTACTATGTACTCACCGCAACTAGCTAATTTAGTTAACCAAACAAGCAACCGTGTTTGGCCTGTTTTAGATAACAACACTATGTGGTTTAATTATCTATATGGTATTGTACCTGCATCTAAATTCAAACGAGTAACGTATATTAAAAAGAAAAAAGATACAGAAGTTAAATCTAACAATAAACAAACTGTAAAGACTGTTGCCACACACCTTGAAATCTCTGAAAGAGAAGTAAATCAGTATATAGAATTATTTAATTTAAAACTACCAGATGAAAAAAAGCATACAACATAAAATTGAGAGAGATTTAAAAGCAAGCGGGTTAACTCAAGCAGAACAAAACAAGGCTCTTGAAGCTAATGAACTTGTTGAAACCGATGCTACTAAAGGTTTGGTAAGACTTGAAGATTATGCCAATAGTGATTTAAATCTTAAGAGCTGGAAACTTACAAGAGTTTTAGACGATATACTTTTTTGTCAATTTGCTGATACTAATGACGATGGTACTATGATCCGTAGAGGCGATATTTGGATACCTATGAACGCGGTACAACAAGCTTGGCGTGTTGCAAAGGTTATATTAGCTGGGCCTCGTGCTAAATGTAAACCAGGTGATTATGTTATATTTCCAAGTACTTTTGGATTAAAAGCAAGTAATGTTAACAATATGAAGAATATTGTGTTCCTTAATGAAGATCGTATATTTGGAGTAGCCGAACCAGAGGCTAACTAAATATATATAGATGAGACTTTCCCAAGGAGCATTAGCTACATTACTTTCCAAAAATGCTGTAGAGCTTAAGTTTGTAAGGCGTCGCCCTATACCAGGCGAACCTCTTACTAGAAGAATGCTTGCAACAAATGACTTGCTGTTATTAAACAGTGCTCCTGGACGAATAGCGCTTAATTTTAAACCAGCTACAGGTCGTTTAAAATTTAACCCACAACAAAAGGGGTTAATAGTGACTTGGGATATATTTATGCAAGACTACAGACTCATACCTTCAGAGTCTGTAGATGTGGTAACAGTTATACAAACCACACCACCAGATAAGTTCTGGACATATTTCAACGAGAGTCTAAGTA